TTTCGTTATCGTTTTGTCAGTGTAAACCTTTACCGTATCTCCTTTACACGTTCCCTTAACGTATAAACGGTCCCCCGGTAATCTTATTACTTCGACCTGCACGCGGTCGTTAACCAGCGTTACGCTATCGCGCAGGGTAATGGTGTCGTGTACCGTCTGCGTTTCGCGTATGGTAACCGTTTCGACGACTTTAGGGCTGCAAGCGGCTATAAGTAACGCGCTTGCCCACGTTACGGGCGCGGAGTATTTCACGTTTAAGGTCTTTGGGGTTGTAGCTAACGTGCACCCACTGGGGGTTAGCGTCGCCGCCAAACTCCCAAATAAGCTGCGTGAACATGGCGTGCGTTTTCAGCCAGTCGTATATTTTTCTATGGTTCCCGTCCGGACTTTGCAGGTCGGCCGCGTAACCGTAAAGGTGGTCGCTGTTCCGGGCGCCATGCACCAAGGTATTAACGTCTTTGCTGCGGTACCCGCTGGTTACGTTGACGGGTCCCACCGCGTCGCGCAGGGGTTGCAATACCTTTTCGCAAAGGGTTTGAAGGTTCTGCACCTGCGTAGCGTTTGGCGTGTTGTCCAGGTTGAACCTGGTCTTCGTTAACTCCTCTAGCGTAAAGTTGGCGGTCAGTCTTTGGCCCATAATAAACCGATTATTGCCGGCAAAAATACACCAGCTTCGGTTAAAGTCGCCTTACCGAACCACACTAGAATAAAAGCCAGCATAAACAGTATGCCGGCCAGTACACTAGTTTTTGGGTTCTGCAGAATTCTTTTTAACATCTTTGCGCCACTGGTAAACGGTGTAGCCTATGGTAAGGCAAAAGGAAAGCACGCCTACTATCGGCATAATCTGCGCAGCTAGCGCGCTAATACCGTTCAGTACCCAGGCTCCGGCTATGTGGTCGTTGCTCATTACTCCCAGGTCATGCCGGCAAACTGGTGCGCTTCGCTGCCAGGTGCCACGTTAACTGCGTAGCTAGCGAACCCGGTTACGGGTGCGTCAGCCCATAAAATGTCGATAGCCTCTTTCGTGCTTTGGTCCGTACAGACGGGCTTACCTTCTTCGTCGGTGCCCCAGGCTTTGCACAGTTTGCCAAGCTCCACCACGGCCACCACTTTGGCGGGGTCCCATGTTGCGTAGGTTTCCCCTTCCGGGTCGGTTCCGGTGGTTTCAATCTTTGCGCGCAGTTCCGCCCACTTGGCGGCACTCATTTCGTACTTTTTCCAGGTCATAGCGTGGTCAATTCTGCCAGTTGGGCGTTGGTTAAACGGGTCTTGAAAATAAGCGCTTGGCTGTATTTACCGCGAAAGGTGTCCGGGCCATAGGCTCCGTCGTAATAACTACCAAGGCCAAAAGAATTAAATGTGGCGCTTGGAATAGTTACGCTCGTGTCGGTAGCTTGCAAAACCCCATTTATGTACAGTACCAGGTCATTGGCTGCCCAGGCTGCGGCCATTTTAATTTTTCCAGTGTAAGCTGAAGAAGCCTCCGCAGAACCCGTAGTCGTGCCACCTTGGCGAACTTGTGCCCGATAACGATTTGAAGCTGGGCTAAATACGATATTGACAAAATTGCTTAAGCTTGTATCGCTGGTGAAAATTAAGTTTTCGGGGTCTGCGCCGCTAGGTCCTTGGCGCTCTACCTCAAGAAACAAAGTACCAGTTGAATTACTTAAAACGCTTGAAGCGCTTGCTTTAAATGCAGCATCCGCCAAACGGGTTACCGCTGCCGCTTCTGTTTTAATGTAGCTGGTTGGGTAGGCTGCACCGCTTTCAAACTGCGCCCCCCATAAAAGCACTCCGCTTGTTCCATTACCAGCAAAGGCTACGTTTGTTCCATCTGGCGACATTGCGTAGGTTGGAATTGCGGTAGCTGCTCCAGCGTTGGCCGCAGAAACCGAACAGCGATACCAGCCGTTTCCATAATTCTCAATTTTACCTCCAGCACTACAAGTTCCAGCCGATAAATTAAAAACTACGTTTGTGAATACGCTGCTAAATTGGTCAAGCAATACAATGTAATTATATCCGGCAGCCTTTGCGAAAACTCCATAGGTGAAACTCGTTGCAGTTGTGGTGCCATGGTATAAGGCTTGAAATGCAGTCGAAGTGCTTGGTATTACTTTGTCGGCGTTCGCAGTCCCGTCGGGCGATGTCCCAGCATTTGCGCTTACTGTTACACTTTGTTTATTCCAGGCAGCGTTATCAAATTGTTCGGAATAGGTGTATACATTTGTCCGCTGCGGTTCAAGCAAAAGCTTAGGGCAAGTGCTGTTTAGGTAGTCCAAACGCGGTACTCCACTGGCTACGGTTTCAATTAGTCCGCTTGCGTTTACGCGGGTAGCCGTACTGGCACGGGTAAAAGTTAGCTGCCCGTCGGTTGTAAGGGGCTTTTGGGCGTAGATTTTCCCGCTTTTGTAGCCGCTGGGGACTACTACTAGGCTAGCAAGGTCGTAAAATGGCGTACTCATAGCAGGTTTGCGATTGCGTTTGTGGTGCATACTTCGGCCTCAACAGTTCCGCTGTCGGCCAGTACGTAGGCCTCGTAAGCTTCCCAAATCGGGGCGGCGTAGTTTCCACCAGTAAAGATAGTTATAAATTGTGCCGTGTTCATAGGGTGCAGGTGTTGGTTTCGACGGTCCCCCCGTCGGTTATAACATAGGCATAATAAGCCAGGTTTTTGGGCAGTTCGTAGGCTATCATATTGGTGAAGCTTCTAGGTCCCCGTCAATAAATTCCCGGTACGTTACGGACGTGCTGCGCTCGGTAAGGGTTAGGTTTACCGGTTTGTAGTCAATACCGCCCCAGGTCAGTTTATGGTTGTAGCTCACGTTACCGTCTAGCTCCAGCTCGTAATACTGGTGGGCGCGGTAGCTTTTGCGTGCTATTTGATCCGTAACTAGGTTGGCCAGGTAACGGGCGTTTATGTCCCAGCTTACGTTACCGGCTGCAGCTGTGCGGCCCGACGTGGTAAAGCGCTTAATTTCCCCCGGCGTGTTTGCCGGCACGCTACCGCCTTGTATGTCGCCCATTTGGTTGGTGAGCTGTACGCTTACCCCGGTCTGCCGCGCCGTGTTGTCGGCGTAGTGTATCATTTGGGTGGGGAAATCGTTGTGGTACGCCATAAACAGCGTGCTGGTAACGGTGATGCTATCCGCGTTGTAGCCAGCCACCTGGACAGCCGTTACCGTTATGTAGATTTGCTGCGTTCCGATTGTGGGCAGCGTGTCTAGGTGGTAGTTATTGACGTGGTAGGTGATATCCGCTACCAAAGGACCGGGACCGCCTACGAATTCCTGCTTCGTAAATGTCGCCGTGCTTGCCGTTGTGGTCCAATCGTTACCGTTCCAGTAATAGTTACCGAACTTTATTTGTACCTCGTACTCGACCTCTATTTGGTCGCCAGTAAACCCGGCGTCAAACGAAAGGCGTGCGCGTAGGTAGGCGTCGTAATCGATGTGGTTTGCGCCCGTGGGTGTAGCGTCGTTTACAAAGTAGTTAAGGCGCGTTTTGTAGTTCGCCCCCTCGTCTTTGATGTAGTTGTTGGACGGCTGGTTAATAATGTACTGCACCTCTTTGAATGCAGGCTTGTACATTTCCGTTCCGTCGCTGTACACTACCTCGGTCTGCGTGGGTCCCGTTGGGGTAATGCGGCCAATAAACGAACCGCCCGTGTCGTAAAACGCGTACCAAGCTGGCGTTTCAATATGGCAGCTTCTAAAAATTAGCTCGCCTTTATCTTGGAACAGCTGCAGGTTAAAGGTTGTGCAAATGTCTTGTATTACCTCTCGGCTAGTGCGTGGCTCACCGTCCACGTAAACAAGCCCCTGGCGAATAGTCCCGGTCCACCATAGCCCGCCTTCGGTGGCGGTTATGCCGTAAGGTGCGTAGTGTTCACCAGCATAAAAGCCCGTAAATAGGTCGGCTAGTTTGCAAAAGGTAAAGATTTGCGCTATGTACGTGGTAAATGGTATTACCGTGTCCGCTTGTATGTAGTCGGCGCGTTTGTCTAGCATACCAAATCCGTCACTAGCTACGACTTTAATGAAGCGCTTGCCATTGACTACTTCAATTTCTCCAAGGTCGGGCGTAATAAAGCCCCGCCAAACGACGTTAAGGCCTTCGTGGACTTCTAGTACCCAGTCGGGTTTTGACGTCGTGAAAACGGCTCTAAAGTCGTCTACGGTGGGTGTGACGCCCTCTAGGTAGAACTGCACTGTGCAGCTGCTAGGAACTATGCCCGGCAATACGTTATCGTTGGGCTGGTAACTTATTTCAAAATCTGCCACCTGCACCTCTACCGGGGGCGTAAAATCAAACCCCTGGTACGTTGTGCCAAGGTCGTATATTTTAAAATCGTACCTGGCCGTAGTCGCGTAGAATACTAAAGTTTTAGCCACCTATCCGCCCGTAATTGGTTCCACTGCGCTGGGTGCCTAAATTTAGGTCGGCACCTTTGACCTTCGCGTTTAGGCTAAACATACCGCCTTCGCCAAATAAACCCCCTAGTCCCGTAGTCTTACTAATAGCTCCAAACGCAGCGCCAAACCCGCCGCCGGTTACTGCCGAAAATACGGCAGCTAGGGCTGTGGTTGTAGCAAGGGCTACCGCCATTTGCTTAACGTAATCCATGAGGGCCTTTTTTAATGTGGCAAAAAAGTCCTCGCCGTTGATTATTGAAGCCTCAAATGCCGAACTTAAAATGTAGCCAAACTCCGCACCTACGGCCGAAGCTATTTGCAGCTGCGCGTCCATTTTGGCTAGCTGTTCCCTGGCGCCGTTAATCATTAGGCCCCACTCGTTGTAAGCCGGAATTACGCTAGACCGCAGTACCATGTCCTGCTGTGTAAGTGAATGGGTAATTGGCGTTAGGCCTTTAATCTGCAGCTCAATTAGCGCATCTTTTGCCCCGCTCCATATTTCCCCCGAAGCCCTACCTATTTCGTAGTTTGTTTTTTCGATGGCGTCCCGCAGCTCGTAAAAGCGCTTTGTGCCAATGGCCGTAGTTTCGTACTCGGCCTGCAGTTCCTTAAGCTTCGTGCGTAGGCTTTCGAGGCTCCGTACTGACTCCGTTACGGCAGGCGCAGAAACCCCGCCAGCTGCGGCTACGGGTTGGCTGCGTATCTTATCGCTCGGCTTGGTGCCGGTAATTTCTCGCTTAAGTAGCTGGAATTTGATTTGCGCCTGGGTAAGCTGGTCAGTCAAGAATTGAAGCACTCCGGCCGCTGCAGGCGCCACGGCTTCGCCAAACGCTGCTTTAAAGTTTTGCCAGTTCGTGCTTAAGCGCTGCATTTTATCTGCCGCGGTGTCGGCTGACTTGCCCATTTTGCCAAGTTCCTCGCCTGCAATATCGCCAACGGCCTTGGCTACGTCGGCAATGCTCTGCGCTTCAAGCGCTGCGCCGTGGAACTTTTCCTTTAGTCGCGTGGTGCTAATGCCAAGGTTATCGAGGATTAGCGGCGACTTGCGACCAATACCCGTAACGATTGACTCTACTAGGTAGTCTACGCTTTGCCCGGTTTCTGCGGCACGGCGTGCGGCGAACTCAAGCAGCTTACCCATTTGCTCAATGGGAATACCAAAGTTACCAGCTTGCACCGCGACCTTCATAAGGTCCAGGTCGGTAACTAGGCCCCTGGTCGCCTTACGCAGTTCGTTTAGCTGCATTTCGTTTCCGAAACGAGCAAAGCCCTTGCGGACTGTTTCCATTTGCGAACCTAGCTGTATGGCTTCGGTTGTAAATGCTTGAATTTGAGAAACGGCAAAGCTTGCACCGATTAGCTGGCCCAGGTTGCTAAACAGCTTGCTGGTTTCCTTTAGCTTGGCATCGACTTGCTGTATGCCACGGCGGAACTCGCTTGGGTCTAGCCCTAGTATTACCTTACTCGTTACGTCGTTTGCCATGGCTCTGCAATAATGCCCGTAGGCTGCTTACTTTTTGTTCGTCTTCAAATTTAAGTAGGTCGGTTTCGCTTACGACCTTTTTAGTGCTTTTTCCGCTTATGTTGACTAGCACGGCTGCTAGCCAGCGGGTACGTTTCCATTCGTCTTTTTCGGCCTCTACCGCGTAATGCATTACAGCTTCAAGCTGTTGGTGCGTTAGCGTTTTGGCTTCGCTCGGCGCAAGGCCCAAACGCCCGACCAGCTGACCCAGTACGTCTACTGGGCCGCCGGCTGGGAAAAAGGGCCGTTAAGCCGCTGGGTAAGTTCGGAAATATCCCAGGCCCCTGCCATAGCCTTAAACTCGTCGAAGCTGGGCCGTCCGTTCACGTCCCAAAACTCCTGCGCGTAAAGCATGGCTAGCATATCAGCTAGGCCAAGATTTCCCAGTTCGGTAACGGTTTTTCCCGTGACCTCTTCAAACAAAAGCGCTGCCCCCAGCGTAAACTTTTTCCCTTCCATTGCTTTGTTTATTAGTTGGTTCCTACAGTCCAGGCACCCGTACCGTTCAAGCTGAACGAAACAGTACCGTTGTCTTTGTCCGGAGCTGAAACCGAAAGTTGCGTAAGAATAGCGTCGCCTTCAATTTTGGTTTCGCCAGCTACCGGGGTAACCGTGCCAGCTGCCACCTGCGTGATGCGAAGCTTGACAATATCGCCAACCTTGCCGTAAAGCTCGTCTACGTTCCACAGTGAAGCGTTGTCGTCGTCCATAATGGTGCTGCCGGAAATGCTCCAGGCTTTAGCACTCGTTACGTAGGTGCGGAATACTGCCGCGTCTTTGCTCGTGGTTTCGCGCGTTTCCGCGTTCATTTCAAAGCTGGTTTCGGTTTCGCTAGCGAAGGCCTTGTATGTGGTCCCGCCGTCGATGCTCATAAAAAGGCGAACTTCTCCGCCGCTTAATGTTGCCATGTTAGTAATTGATTAAAAAAGTGAAATCTGCCGCAAGTATTACGGTTTCGTCGTCTTCATTGTAGAAAAATTGCGCCCCGTCCATGTAGGCCAGGGTAAACGTGGTTTGGGCTGCTACGCCCATTTGCTCGGCCGCGCAGTCCTCGCCTTCAAGCGTGCCAAGGTCGCCCGTTACGTACTGCTCGTACAGCGGCATTACGCGCGGGTAGTGTTGCAGGTTGTGGCGTATTTGGCTTAACTGTGTTTGGGCTGTGTCTGCGCTGGCAAAGTGCATAAAAAGCGTGGCCGCTACGCGCTCGGCTTTGTACTCGTCTTTGGTTTCCGTAACCTCGATGCCGTTCATGCGGATTACTATAAAATCCTCGGCCACGCCCTGCGGGGCTGCGTACGAATACACTGGCACCGCTGTGCTGGCGTTTACCGCGTCGTATATGTACTGTAAGTAGTTCACCGCAAGTGTGCTTTTATCCGCTTTTGTACAAAGTTAGTAATAACTTTCTGCGCTTTTTCAGTTGTATTTCCAGCCTTCACTGCTGCGTCTATAAACTTTTTGGGCTGGAAACCTTTTTTGGTTCCACCGAAAAGCTGCCACGGGGCGTAATATGCGCCTTTCTTTCTTGACGACCGCAAGCCTATTACGACGTAGGCCTTTTCCGTGCCTTTGTTCGTAAAGCTGTCGATTGACTTATATAGGTTGTAAAAAGCGCCTTTTGTGTTTTTGGTAGCCGTCTGCCCGTTTCTAGTCTTGCGCCTTGATTTAGCAACGGCCCTAACCTCATTATAGGCTTCCTCACGGGCTTTATCTACTAGCGGCTGTGCTTCGCGCTTCAACAGCTGACGAAGCTCGTTAAAACGCAAATTTTCGGGGTTGCTCAAAGTCTTGATGCGCTCCCGAAACTGGTCGAAATTCTCTACTCTACCGCTTTCGCTCTTTAGGTAGACGGTGTTACCGCGTGCCATTGTCCCGTAATCGGGTTTTAACCAGCAAATAACGGCGACGCCCTTCGGGCACGACGCTGATTATATCGTAGTCTTCGCTGCCGAAAACTAGGCGCCAGTTGGGTTGCACTGGGTTGCCGAAGCGTAGACGCCAGGTGTAGTTAGCCGCGCTTACCATTTGGTCGTATGGCATAGCCTCGCTACCTGCCTGGGGCAGGATTTCGCGCCCTGCGTAGAATGTACCAGCGCTGGCCCAAGTCTTGATAACCTGGCCGCTGTTGTTTGGTACACTGGTCGGCTGAAAAAGCTCTACGCGCAGGTCAAGCATTAGCTAAAGTTTTGGCGGTAGCGGAATGCTAAACGGTCGAAAAAGCGGTTTGTATTGTACGGCAAGTCATCGCCGTAGTCGTAACCAAATTTAACGCGTTGGTACAGCGCGTGTTTGATGTCTGCGGGCGGGTTGGTGTCGCCGCAGGTGTAAATAATCCGCATACGCGGGGGTACCTCATCCAGGGTAATTACGGTATTGATGAAATCGTAATCCGTGTATAAGGCCAAGGTAGTGCCATTGCCTTCGTCGTCGTATGCCGTAACGCTAGTAATAGCCGTAACGGGACCCAGGGGGAGCGTATAGCTCGCTTCCCCCGTGGTGTCCACTGTTACAGTTGTAGCACCT